TCACAGGATATGTTTGATCCAGATGATAAGATATCAGGTGGACAAGGATTTATCTATGCAAGTTCAATTGTGATCGCAATGAAAAAATTGAAATTGAAAGAAGATGAAGACGGTAAAAAGGTAACAGATGTGCGTGGTATCAGAGCCGCTTGTAAGGTTATGAAAACACGTTACGCTAAACCTTTTGAAGGTGTACAAGTAAAGATTCCATATGAAACAGGTATGGATCCTTACAGTGGTTTAGTTGATATGTTTGAAAAACAAGGATTGCTAAAACAACAAGGTAACCGCTTAAAGTTTGTTGACTCAACTGGAAAAGAACACTTGGATTATCGTAAAGATTGGACAGGTGATAAACTCGAAATCATTATGAAGGATTTTTCATCCATTGAAGATAAGTATTCTGGTACAGAAACAGAATCTACTTTAGAGGAAGAAAAAGAAGATGATAGAAATGAGTGACGAACAACTTATTGATCTTTGGGATATGTTTACTTCGCATATTGCAAAGAAAGACAAAGAATCTGCGGCACTAGGATTTGTTAAATGGTGTCAGGATAATGGAATTGAGGAAGAAGTATTGTATAACTTGGCTGATGAGGATCCATATCTTCATGAGGCGGTTGAAGAAATACAAGGCAAACGTGAAAGCCTTTTGTCGGGTGACAAAGAGTACAACGACGAAGGTGATGAATGGACCGAATTCCAAGAAAACGAAGATGAGTGGAACTAGATGATTAATTGGTACTCAAGGGTTACACAGGATATTGCTAACATTCCAGACTGTATCACATGGTATGAGAATGAGATGCAAGACGCAAAAATAGAATGTGGGCTCAAAGGCAATCTTGAAAAGAATGCGGCAATGCTTCCTGGCGTTGTTGAAAAAAGATTTGCACAACTACAAGAAATTGAAGCAATCCTTGAGTACCTTAACATCGAGTTAAGAAGAACTAGAAGCAAGTTTTTCAAAAAGTATTTAGAAAATTATCAAAGAGCATTGAGCAGTCGAGATGTAAAAAAAACGC